AAATTTACTTAAAGCAACTAAATTATCATCACCAAAAAATTTAGCTCTAATATGATCATGAAATTTTGAAAGATCTAAAGGTGATAATTTCAAAAATGCATAACGTATAAAGAACATATTAGCTATACAATTTATAATAGTTGTTAAAGCACAGCCAGATGGATTACCTTGTTCAAATAAATGTAAAATATTACCTATCGCAAAATGATGAGCTACAAAACAACTTACAATTAATACTTTTCTTATTAATTTATTAATTTGTGGTTCATCACCATAAAAATCATTAATAACATCAGCTACCATACAACCTATAAAGAAAGCTAATGTACTATCATAATCGGAATAATCTCCATTTAAAAAATCTTCAAAAATCATTGCTCTTTTGAGCATTAAATCCCAATTTGAACTATATGGGTCTATTCCAACTGCCATTTCTCCATCAAGAAAAGTTGCATGGCAATGTGCCATAAACATTCCACAATATTTTCTAGTTAACAAAACATGATCCATTGGACCAACTTGAAACATACGAGTTTTACCTAATTTTACTTTTTCCGTTGGTCTAGTTTCATCTTTTAAATTATCTTGAAAATATGTTTCTGATAAAATACCTAACGCAGCTTCTTTTTCCCTTTTTTCTAAATATTTACGTAATTTATCCTTCATATAAAAAACATTTTTTCCTTTTTCAAACACTGTATCTATCCAAGCGGTTTTTCCTTTTCCAATTAAAGAAAAGGGAAAACCTGCAGAAGTTGTTACATCAATTGGACTTAAAACTCCATAACCATTTAACATTTCATATTCAGTTAACAAACGAGGTTTAATTTTGTATTCTGAATCCCATTTTTGTATAGACATCGATATATGGTTTCTTATTTCATCATATTCAAACTTAGATACTAAAGGTGAACTATGTTTTAACTTTTTAATAGCTTTTAAAAAAGGTGAAACCTTTTCGCCGTTTTCATTTTCGAATGGTTCTAAAGCTGCTGGTTCAAAACAACATTCACCAAATATTTGTGATTTATTTATTTCATCAAACATAACTGAAGGTCGTATTTTAGATTTGTTAGCCACTCTCCCACGAGGCATATGTTCTTCTCCTTCAAACATAAATTTTTTAGCAACTCCACGCACATCCAAACCATCCTCTTTCATTTGAGTATATATTTTTGATTTTTCACATTCTTCAATATTTTCATTTAAACACTCAAAAGTAGAAGTTAAAGTAATATTATTAATTTTAACAATATCGCAAAAATATTTCTCACATAAAATAATATCTTCTGCATAAAGTGGCACTGCTAATCCTTTACGATCATCCCCAGCCGCGTGTAAACCGACTATTTTTCGTGGTATTTTCGAGTCTACATGACATAATAACATACCACAATCCCCAGCTCTTGTACGACCACCTTCATAAGTATAATAATCCGGTACTATATAAGAAACTGGTTTAATTATAAATTTATTTTCATCTCCTAAATCTATTTCTGCTTTATCACTTTCATATTCAATTATAGGATGTTGCAAGAAATTAGTATTACTTAAAATAACTCTTTCTATATCAAAATTAACTGAATCGCCATAAAATCTACGGCCTATTAAATATGAACCAAATAAAGAAACTTCATCGTTCTCACTTATAATATATTTAGACAAATCTCTACCAGGTGGTATCTTATCTATATGCATAAAAGTTAAATCACCATAATTCAAGCCTAATTTTTCAGAACTTACAAATGTAATCCAATCATGTTCAATATACAAAGGATCTTTATTTTTAAATAGTAATTTCAAACACATTGTTTTATTTTTACGCTTACAAATTTCCGCCATTTGTAAAAACCTATCACTAGCATGTTTAGGTCCTACGAAAATATTTCCTTTAACATTCCAATAATTTTCAAATGTTGGAAATTCGAGATATTCTCCATCTCTTATTTTAGCACAATATTTTGCTGTTATAAAACTATTTTTTAAAATATTATCAACATTTTGATTTGTATCATCATACATATGAGGAGCATAATCTGACATATGCGTTTTTTCCCTTTTTACACGAGCTTTACCAGGCTTTCTTCTCATATGTGTTTCTGCTGATTGAATTTCATAAATATTATCATCATCTTCATCGCTTTTAAGCATATATTTTGCTGCCAATAAAACTAAACCTATAGCGGAAGAAACTGCTAATAATAAGGCAACTGGTCTTTTATAATCTTCTATAAATTTATCCCAATTATCTAATATATTATATATAGTATATGAGAATTTGAAGCTGGACAATTGATATTTTTCTTTTAATTCATGTGTATGCATAAAACAACTATGTTCTTCAGTTGTATAATCATTAACATAATATTGTATTTTATTATCGCTATATTTTTCATACTGTAAAAGTGTATCTAAAACACGATAACATTCACAAGGATATATATCCAACTCTGGTTCACTAAAACCAGGTTCCTCTTTATATTTAATATGAACATAAGGTTTTTGATGGTTATTAGTAATCAAATTATAAACTTGTTTACTACAATACTCGCCAGTTGTTTTTAAAGTATTTAAAGTTGTATTAAATAATGTTTTAATATTAAATTGTAATGTACTAGATTCTTGCACACTACATTCTTGAATATTATCCTCATCATCGCAATTAAGACCTTTTTCTAAACGTTCCTCTAATTCTTTATTACTATAACCAGTAAACATTTGTGGACTCCATCGATAATTTTCATCTACTAAAGGAGCTGGATTATTATATCTTTCTTTCATATATTTACTTAAATTACTTTTTAGGCCATCATGATCATTAAAATGCACTTTTGCAGATTTAATAATATAAGTCATAGCATCACACATATCATTAGTTTCATAAAGTATTTTATTACATACAGTAGGATGATGAAATTTAAAAATATAAGCATCCATTGGTAATAATTTATCTGTACCTAAACTAGGCACTCCATCATCAATAGCTTTTTGGTACTTATTAAGATCTATACCAACATCAGTATCTTTTTTATATTTAGGATTTAAAATTAATTCTATTACAAGATTACGTCTTCGATGTATATGTTGACCTTTAGATTGACAAGTATCATTTAACCAAGTTTGGTCAATAAAATCAGTTTGAGCATTCATAAAAACAAATGGACTTGTGAAATAAGTTTTACCTTTTTCATTAAAAGCCATATTACAAGGAAAAGGATCATCATTAATAATATTAGTTAATTCAGCAACACCGTCCATTACAGCTTGTTGATCAGCCTTCACTTGAAATATATCATTATAAGTAACAACTAATTGATTACGATAACCTTCCCAAAATTCTTGACCAACCGTTCTAACAAAAGTTAAATTACTTAAAGGTTCATATGATGTTTTAAAACCTAAACTATATAAAATTTCATTAATCATTAAAGGTTGAAATACAGAAGTTTTTCCTATAAAAGTTTCTCCAAATAAATAAACTGCAAAAGGAGCAGAACGAGCAGAATCAGATCCCGTTCTTAAATGAGGAGGCATGTCTTCTATAACTTTTTCTAAATAAGTTCTCATATTTTGTAAATAACCTATCATAATATTATTTGTTCCAACTGTATTTGAATCTACCATTTTCTGTTTTAATAACATTTCCATTTTTAAGATTCTATCTTTTAAATTCATTGTTCTTTTACCTGCAGCAATTTCTAATTTACAGGTTTTCTCACAATTATCCATCTTCCAATCTTTATATTCTTTAAATAGTTGTTTTACATCATCACTGCAGAATTCAGGCATATACCCACACAATTTCATTGATAATGAAGTTGCATAATATAAAGCATACTCTACAGCTTTTGCAAACCAACTACTAAATGTCATCATACAATTAATACCAGTTACATATGCTTTGGTATTCATAGCATCTCTTCTTAATTGTTCTTTATTTATAGGACGCCATAAACCACCAATCGTATTAGTTAAAGTAGATACAATAATTTGAAAAATATTTTGAGAACATTCTTCATTATCTTCTTTTACTTGGGGTTTAAATCCTGAAAACCTATTAATGGCACCTTTGACTGTATCTATTAAGTCTTGGCATGAAAAGCCAAAATCCCACGTACGCACGGGGAATGCCATATAAGCTAACACTGCTATCATTGCAGGTGTCCTATTTTGTTCTTTAGTTAAAGCATATGAAAAACAACATATTTTAGCTAATGTATCTGCTAAAACTGCACAATTAAATATATTTTTAAAAGTACCACAAACACTATCAAAAATAGCTGTAAATCGGGTTGTTAAACTACTTACATCATCAGCTACTTTACTATATTTTTGGGATAAAACATCAACCTTATCAGACACCTTGTCTAAAGCAATCTCTGCTTTACCCATCACACTATTAGCATTTACCATAGTACCAGCACTTAATAATGATGTACCAATTGCAGAAGCTAAAGAAAACATTTGAGGTGCATATTTTAACGCATCCCATTTGCTATCAATAGCTCTACAAGTACTATGTATATTTTTACTTTTATAAATTCTTTGTAATTTTCTAAAATTTTCATTTGAATTTTTACAATAAGTTAATTTAAAATCATCTTTTAAAGTTTTATTAATTAACAACAAAATTCTATATTGTTCTCCAACACTCATTTTATTATAACTAGCTAAAAATCTTGGAATAATTAGATGATCATCAAATAAATAATTCTTAAAATTTTCAGGTCCTTCATTCTTTAATATTTTATCAATTTTCTTTAAATTTACATAGACAGGTACTTTTTGCTCTTCTAATAATTTAGAAGACTGTACTTTACAATTCTTATTATATTGTTTTTCACTTAAATTTCT